GGTACGACTACCCGGAGCTGGTCGTCCAGGCTTGTCTGGACATCGCCAAGCTGACCTTCAGGAATAGAGACCTGGGGTCGGCTGGAAGCATCGGCGCCGGGGAGATGTCGATGACGGTGGCCGAGGGCGAGGTCCGGTCGGTCTTGATGACCCTGGAGGACTTCCGGGTGACCGGGACTAGCAATGGAGTGATCTTCTGATGGCTGAACCATTCGGCGTCCACTTTGAGGTTACCGGCCCGGTCTTTGACGGCTCCGGCTTGAAGGTTATGCAGGGCATCATCAACCGGGGGCTATTCGATATCGCGGTCTTGGAAGGGGCCAACAAGGTCAAAGACCAACTTTGGGGCCCACCGGCTTCCCAGTATTGGAAGTCCAAACCGGCTGACCGACACGGCGCCCATACCCGCGACCTCAAGCGGCGGGTCGCTGCCAGTCAGCCCTCCGACAATCTGGCAATCTTCGACGCTGGCGGCGTCCATTACGCTCCGAAGGTCGAGGCGATGTATCACATGTTTGAGAACGCCACCAACGCCATCAACCGGGACAAAGCCGCGCTATATCACAAGTACATCGGCGGGGCTTTGATCGAGGCATTCGATTGAGCCGCTCCGGGGCATTGGACAGGATCGATGTCTTGTTATCGACCATCACCGACCCGGCATTCGTCGCGGTCATCCGGGCCGAGCCTCTGGCGTTGTCCGGGACTCCGGTCCTGGCGTACTGGGTCCAGGCCCGGACTAACGGCTGGCAGACATTGTCGGATATCGGCTCGACGACGACCATCATGGTCCGGGCCTATTTCCGGCTCCAGGCGTCGGCAGACGTTAGGGAGTCCATCGAATTGGAACTTTGGGACTCGATGGTGGAGGTGGATACCAAACTCCGGTCCGACGCAAACCTGGACGGGAACTGCACCGACTCCACGGTCGGGTCGGCCACGGTCGCCACGCTGGACATGGGCGGGGCTTTGTACCGGACGGCCACAATTCCCTTCGACATCCAACTCTATGAAGAGGTAACTATTAGCCCGTGAGGGAGAGGATATGGCAAAGAAATCAGGACTCGGTCAGCAGATATTCGTTCACGGTTACGACTTGTCGGGGGACGTTGCCACGATAGATAACGCCGGAAGTCCTCGGGAATTGTTGGATATAACCGGGCTTAACGCCTCGGCCCATGAGCGGGTGATGGGATTGTCGGACGGCAACCTCGGGGTCTCCTCCTGGTTCAACGATGCCACCGAGCAAGAACACGCGGCCTTCAAGGGACTTGTGACCACCGACCGGATCGTGACCTGGGCATTCGGTGCGACCCGCGGGGACGTTGCCGCTTGTTTAGTAGGGAAACAGATCAACTATGACCCGAGCCGCGGGGCCGATGGGTCGTTATCCTTCACGATCGACACCCAGGCGGACGGCGTCTCCCTGGACTGGTGCGACACTTTGACCACCGGCAAGGAGACTCACTCCAGCGCTGGCAATTCGACCAGCCGGGACGACGGCGCCGCGAGTAGCGCCGGCATGGTGGCATACCTGGAGATAACCGACATCGACTCCGGGACGCCGACCGTGACCATCCAGCAGTCCAGCGATAATGGGTCCAGCGATGCATTCGCCACGGTCCTGTCCTTCACGGCGGTCGCCGCGGCGGCGGCCCCGACGGCGGAACGGGTGACGGTCAGCGGGGCGGTGGAGCGGTATCTCCGGATCACCACCACCGGGACATTCTCCAACCTGGACTTCTGCGTCTCGACCAGGAGGGGGACAAGCCAGGATGATGTCGCCTTCTAATGACAACGCCGGACGATGTCCAGGAGGAACTACGCCTCGCGCGGGAGGAATTAGCACGATTAAAGGCGACCGACGACAAGTCCGAAAAGATACAGATGACCTCCGGGGATATCGTCCGGCTGGTGATAGCGGCGCCGGTGGTTTTCACCTGGTTGTTCCTGGGAAGCCGCATCATCATCAGCGCAACTACGAGTCAGCATGTTTTATCCAACGTCGAACCTTTGGTAATGACCCTCTCCATCTTGACCATCCCGGTCACCGGCATACTCCAGTCATTATTCAGCGCACCAGGACAGAATGGTAAATGACCTTATTTGAAAAGATATGCCGAATGGTGGGAGACCGGCGCATCCCGTCTCCCAGATTGCCGGCGTTCAGACTGTTTCGGGTGGGCTTCGCCAACCGTCATGTGACCACGGTCGTGGTATTTGCCATCGTGGTCAGTGCTGCAGCGGTGGCGGTTGGGCTTTATTTCGCCATCAAGGATGTGGCGTCCTCGACCTACAACTGGCCGGAGCCAGCCGAATATCAGGTGACCGAGGCGGGGCTTCAAACGATGGGCAAGAAGAACCCGGACTACCCGGACGGGTCGGAAAGCCAGACCTTATCGATTCGCCTCGGAAATGGCAGTAGAATCTCGACCTTGAGGATAAAAGACGTTGACCTGGGACGGACCGGCATCTCAAGGGCGCTGGACATCAGCCCGTTGACCAACGCGGTCACCGGTGCGACGGCGTATCTATGGGTGGGGAATCTAACGGTTACCAACTCGTCCTTTCCGACTTTTCAAATGGAAACGTCCGACGTTGCCAACTTGGTAACTGGCCTCTTATGCGACGGCCATACGATGGCGGCGACCATCTCCAACACGGTCCCGGATATGGTGCTGGAGTCAGAACGCCTAAGTTCTGTGTACGAAGTGAACGGGTCGATCGTGGACAGGATTCAGATTCACATAACCGGGAACTCCGGCGCCTTCGTTCAAAATCTCATACTGGACAATGTGGATGCGTGGAACGGCGAAGCTTATTTTTCTAGGCTTAAAATCGGAACGGCCACATTCAATAATTCCAACCTCGTCGGGGACGGGAGCGGCGTGGACTCAAGTTCATGTCGGATTGAGGACAGCGTGTCGGCCCGAAATATAACGAACACGATACAGGACCGCCCGATCAAGGTGCAATAGTGAAACACCTCGGACTCATCGGCGCCATCCTCCCGCTAATATTATTAGCCGTAGGAATAATTGGCTGGGTCTTGACCGTCCGGAATGACGTTACCGACGCGGTCAAGCAGATATCCGCCGTCCAGGAGGACATCGCCGCCATCAATGTGCGGATGGAGAACGAGCGGACATTAAGGACGGACCTCCACACCGACCAGGCGGGAGACCTGGTGACCATCACCAACGGCCTCTCGGACAGGATCAGCGGGATGGAGACCGACCTCGTTCTGGCTAACGACCAGATGGCGACCATCATGGGGGACCATGAAGGCTTCGCGGATGTGTTGCGGGAACTGGGAGAGATCGGCGCCCTGCCGTCCGGGGAGCGGCGAGATTATGGCGGGTACGGTGGCAAGTGATGATGCGGAACAGGATTAACCGTTATGGGTTCAGCCTGGATTGGTCCACCGTATTCTGGGCCATCGGTATCCTCATGTTTACCGGGCTGATCTTCCTGGTCGGTCTGGCTTACGGCGTGGGTGTCTTATGCGATTCCTAGCCCTGAGCGTTCTGGCCGGTATGGTAGCCATCATCGGTTTTGTCTCTATGCTGGTGTGGTTATACGAGGGGCCGCGGCGGCTGGTAAGACTCGCCGCTTGCTATATCGGCTTTCACGGTCGGGAGACCTGGGGCGTCAACCCGGCCAACCAGAACTCGGAGCCATATTGCCGGGACTGCCGGCGCTTCCTGGCGAAGGCTTATTGATGTGCTGGTTCAACCGACACTGGTGGCGGCAGCTTCCGGAGGAGTGGTCCGTCCGGGTCTGCCGCATCTGCCGAGTTAGAGAGCAAGCCATGTATCAATCGGACACCGGGCTTTACTGGGTACGGTTATGAGGATGACCGCCCTCCGGCCCCAGATATTGGCCGCGATCATATCGGCTTCGGTGTGTTCGATAGTTTTCGGCTATTTCGGGTGGCGTATGGGAGCCACCGAGATTTTAACGGCTCTTATCGGCGGCCTGTTTGGGTTCTTGGGCGGCGTTAGCCTCCGGATAATCGACTCTGGGACGGACGAGGACAAGGAATGACTAGCCGAGGGTTATTGACCCATTACGTCCTCAACCGCCCGAGGGACCACTGGCGGGAGGTGAGCTGTCTGGAGATCGGATGCGTCAATTACGCGGTGGGCTGGAAGACGATCTTGCCGGCGGACGATATAGCAAATATAGAGATGGTCCGCCGGTCGAATATGGGCTTCAGGGAGGAGCGCGAGGATGGATTGATTATATTCACCTTCACGCCGGGACAGGAGTGCTTCACCGGCCAGGGTGGAGGGCATAGGGTAGCGGTCGAGCGAGACCCGATATTGACCAGGGACAACCGGGTCATGGAGCCGCTGGAATTTATGGACAACTGGAACGACCACCAATATCGGAGGAGTGTAAATGGCTAAAGAATCAGGTCTAGGAATGAGCGCGATCATCGACGACTCGGGCGGGTCGGCCCGGACGATCTCAAACGACATAACCTCGATAGACATCGCCACGCCGCGAGAGGAGCAAGATATCACCGGGCTGGACAAGTCAGCCAGGGAACGACTGTTACTCCTGGCGGACTTCACAGTGGCGATCTCGGGCGTCTTCAACGACGCCAGCAATATGAGCCATGACGTATTCAAGACGGTCTCATCGACCAGCGTGGCGCGGACGACGACCCTGGCAGTCTCCGGCCAGACCCTGCCGGGTGAGTTGTTTTATACGGACTATGCCCTGTCGAGGTCGGCATCCGGGGAGTTGACCTGGTCAGCACCCGGCGCATTGGCCGGCGGCGTTGTCCCAACGTGGGCCTAAGTGGTGGCGACTAACGGGACAACGGCCCAGACCAAGAAGGGATTCCGCATCCCGGACCAGACGGCCCACATCACTTTTAGCGGGACGGACTACGACGGGGCCGAGATATGGGTCAAGCTCAACGTCAGCTTCGCCCACTACATCGCCCTCCGGGAAGCCGCCGAGGGCGACGACCAGGCCAAGATGGCCGAGCTATTCGGCGGCGAGGTCTTGATGGAATGGAACCTCGAGGACGCATCCGGGGAGCCGGTTCCGGCGACTGGCGCCGGGATGCTCCAGATTCCCTTGTCGTTGGCGATGCTCATCGTCCAGCATTGGATCGAGGCGGTGTCGGCAGTACCGGCCCCTTTATCCGAGACA